AATCTAATGAAGGAGATGTTCCATCTTGTTTGGCTTGTTCTAATAAATCATAATAGACTTTAGTTCCTGCTTTAATAGGAAGATTTAATTCAGGAAAACTACTTAGTAATAATCCACCATCTGGTAACATATTTGAATTAATATATTGATTGATCTCTAGATCTGCAGCTATATTAAATAACTTGTGATCAGTATATAGATCTCTTAACAATAGATGTCCAAATGCTATGTGTAATAATTCATGCTTAATCAATCCAACTCTATGTAATTCACTTAACTCAGTAAAAAAATTAGGGTTAATTGTTAACTGCATACCAATTCCGTGTTTACTTACACCTGCTGTAGGTATACGATCACTGAATTGTTTATTTATACCAATTAAAAAAAGCCCGTAAAAGGGCTCATCTAAAATTAAAGTTTTAGTGCTTCTTGCAACACTATCTTGTATATTTATCATTTTTGTGGGTATAATATTTTTAATAATATTTTTTTGTAAACAATATGGTCTCCAACATCTTTTACTGCAGAGTTAATATTTTTACTAATTAATTCTCCAGATGTATAAAGTCTATCAATAGCTTTCATAAAATGTAATCTTTTATTAAACAACAATGATTTAGTAAATAATAAATTTAAAATATCTTTGTCATCAAAATCTAAGTTTTTATAATTTTCTAAAGCTAATTGAAAGTCTTCTTCTAGACCCATAAACATTTCACGTAATAAAAAAAACTCTTCAATTGTTATTCTTGCCATCTGGTAAAATTTCTATAATTACTCCAGGATTAACTTTGTCATATTTGTACTCTACAAATACAGGTAATATACAATCAGCATTATCATCTTCAATCCAACCAAATGTAACCATATCATCTTGCACTGTTTGTGCGGGATTAATATAATCAAACTTATGTTTGCTGCCTCTGATAAATGTAAATTGGATATTTACGGGTTGTTGATGTTTGGCTAATTCAGCTTTAAACTCTTCTGCATACTGTGCATAATATTCTTTAGCTACTTTTCTATAGTTTACAACTGTTTTACTTGCTATAAAATACTTGCCAGTCCATCTTCTACCATTTTTACTACTTGGGACTGAGCCCGGTATAAACCATTTCATTTTTTTATTTGTTTAAAATTTCTTTAAGTAAAGGTTTTAGTGTTTGATGTACAATATCAAAACCATGTTCACGCATAGAATCACTAATATCTTTAGATAAAGGTAAAGTAAGACCATCTAGATTATATAAGGTTTTATACTTATTGATAGCTAGATTGCCTGCAGTATCATTATCAAAGAATGTAATCACTTTTTTATATTTCTTTTTTAAGTGCTCAATAACATGGGGTTTTATCATTGTATTCTCACTGTCTGGTGCTAATACTTCAATATTATAACCAATACTTTTAAGACACAAGGCATCTTTTAATGATGAACAAATTACTAAATAAGGTTCAGTGTAAGTCAATTGATCAAAACCTTGAAGATATGATTTTACTTTATGGAATTTATGTTTACTTGATGGTTGATATATTTTATATAATTCATCATTTTTATCAAAATATCCATAAATAGAATGTCCTTCAATTTTTAATTTTCTTACTTCACCTTCTTCTTCTTTAATTAAGTTATAATACTCAATAGGTTTTACATTATATTCTTTTAACAAGTTAGAACCTATTCTAAAATTTAACCAATATTTGCCATCATTTTCAGTCCATTGTCTTGTATTGATAAAATCAATTTCCCATTTTGCTTGAACTTTAAAAGATACTTGTTCAAAATCATTTGTTTTAACATAGCTATTGTAATCTTCTACTACTTTTCTAACAGCATGTTTATATTCTAAATCAAACATAAGTTTGACTAAGTCTATCTTGTTACCGTTTTTACCAGTTGAGAAATCCTTAAATTTATATACATTTATAGATTTATCTACATATACACAAAAACTAGGAGTTTTGTCATTATGATTAAAGATTGATTTTATCTTTACATCTTGACCTGTTAAGGGTTCTGATAAGTTTAAATAATATTGAAATACCCAATAGCTTGGAACATCTGTTTCTTCTAATACTAAATTTTTTGTGTTAAACATAAGAATATAAATAAAAATGGGACTGACGTATCTCAGTCAGCCCCATTAGTAAATTAGTTATTATAAATCAAAATCATCACCAGAAGCAGTTGAAGTAGGTTCAAACTTTTCCGTTGTAGGTGAATTTTTCTTTTCTATTTTTCTTAAGTGATTAGGATTATTGCTATCAAAAATCAATAATTTTGATTTCTCAACATTCAATGCTTCTATGGGTACACCTTCTTTACTAACTTTGGGTAAATAAAGATCATTGTTTACATAACCCTCGGTGTTTTCCCATTCACGTGCACCAAGACACATATTTACATATGTTGGACTTGACAACAATACATTACACTTTGCCATGAAGTCTTCAATTGTGTTAGCTTGAATAGCATCCAATCCGGCTCTTTTATCTAAAGCTTCAGCTAAAAATATCATTGCTTTTTGAATTTCAGTATCTCTACTGATTTCTTTTCCATTAGGTAATATGGTGTCTTTATATGGATAAGGTGAAAATCTAACTCTTCCTACTTGACCTTCATAACGTGCCCCATCAGGTTTATTCATATCCTTCAAAAATCCTTGAAAATCTCCCGTTAAAGGCTCTGTTTCTACATGCAACATGATGTTGTATGCATTTGCATCATAAGGGGTTTTATCAAAACTAATTGAATTGATTTTTACTTTGTGATTTCCTGTTCCAATTACTGGTTTTTCTTTGCCTGAACCGGCTGACATTCCTTTAGTACTTAACATAATTTTTCTTTTAATTAATTTGTTTATTATTCTTCATATTTTTTGATGCAATCTTTTACAAATTGCAGATTGTTTGGGATGAAGTTTTCCTCAAACATACCTTGGGGTGATTTACATGTGTTCTCTCCGCTGTTTTGTGTTTCAAAACCATAGATAAGTTCACCATCATCATTTTTACTAACTTTGCCAAATAAAACAATTGAAAATAAGCCTTCCAAAGTTAAAGTATTATCAATCATTTTACCAATTGTTTTTGCTTTAATTTTTCTATTGCCATTAATATCTGTTGCATCCTCTGAGTGAGTTAAAAAGAATACAGTTAGATCATCTCTTAAATCTTTAGGTAGTTTAGCTACTTGAGCTAAATTTGCTGCAATTTGAGTAAATTTTTCATAACCTTTTTCATTTGCTCTATCAAAATATTCAAAAGAACTCATATACTGCCAATCATCTACAACCAATGTCTTGATGTGTAGCATTTTTTCATTAACATGCATAATAGCTTTAATTACTCCTGCAGCAGATGAAGATGATGCAAGATTACCTTTTGGATTTTCTTTTGAAATAGGTAAATACATCCCTTTCCATCCTTTAAAGGGTAGTGGTTTGTTTGCAATGTTAATTACAAATGTTTCATCAGGATTTAGATGTCTGATTGATGTTGATTTGCCGGTTCCTGAATCAGCAATGATTAATACACTTTGTGCCATATTTATTTTTTATTAAGAATATTGTTTAATGATAATTGAATTGATTTAAGTGTTTTATTAATTTCAACTAAAGCTTCAACTAAACCCGGTGCTTCTTTCTTATCTGGATCTGGTAGATCTGGATTAGCAAAGTCATGGATTAATTTACCTCTATTTGTTACATCATTTATAATCTTTAATTCATTGACTGGGATAATGTGTCTAATAAATCCATTACTTGATTCAATTAACTCATATTCTTCTTTCCAATGAGGATTGTGTTTATGAAGGTACAAAGTTCTTTTTGGATCTTCTGTATCATAATTTATACTTACAAATTCAGTATATATGTCTTCATTCTTTTCAAATTCACTAGGAAAAAAACTAAGATATAATTCATCTTTACCGGTTGGTCTATATGCCATCTTAGGAATATATAATGCATTAGTTATTCCATTAGTTTGGAAATAATTTTCATGCTCTTCTCTTAAAGCGTTTACCTTGGTCT